ACCATCTCCGGGATATTGTCAAGTGTTCTGTCCCCACCATTTGCAAAGATAATTTCATCCTCTGGATACGCTTCCAATACCTGATTAATGGCGTCTATTGCAGTTCCGTCCCCATCATCAAATACAATAACGGCGTCTACAGATTTGAACTCCTCCACAATTGCCCCACGCTCGTCCAGTGGCATAAACGGCTCTCCCTTTTTGCGTACCAACCATGAGTCGGAGTTTACTCCTACAATAAGGGCGTCTCCTAACTTTCGTGCAGCACGGATATAGGCAACGTGTCCAGAGTGGACAGGATCAAACCCACCCGTTACCAAAACAATCTTCTTAGCCATGTCGTTCCTTATCGCGGCGTTCTTTGTAACACTTCGGGCAGTAGCTCCCTAGAAACCTGATTCGATGTTTTCTACAGGGATAGCCGCGTTTATTATTTTGCGGTCTCTTCATCCCCGTCTTCCTCTTCTTCGTCTTCATCTTCGTCCATCTCAATTCCGGTAGCGAATATGATGTCCTCATAGTCCTCGAAGCCTTCGTCTTCCAGACCGTAGCTGGAGATTAGTAGGTCAAAGGTCTCTTCTACAAAACTGCGGGCTTTGTCGGTCTCTTCCACAATGCCGTTGACAATGCAGTAGGCAAGAGGGAATCCCAGGTCTCCGTAGTCAAACAGGTCCTTCAGGTTCACGTCATCGCGTTCAGAAATCCAAAGCTCCGCCAGGATTCCACACTTGTTCTCAAATGTAGTTTCTTCGTTGTCGTCCATTACTGTTCTTCCTCTTTCTTATCTTTCTGCTTCTGTTTGTACTCTAGTGCCAGATTCTCATCCGTTTGGTTCTTGTAGTGAACTCGCTTCACTCGATCTAGTCGAAAGCTACGAAGGCAAGGCATCCCCTTTGGCCCACCCCACACATCTACCCACTCAGTACCATTTTCAGTAGTGACGTGCTTTACGAAGCGAAAGCGTCCTCGCTCCTTGCTGATCTTAAGTTCTGTCCCCTTAGTCACATGTCGCCCATTGATTTGCATCTCGGTTACAACAGTCCAGCCATCATTTGGCTTCGGACCCTCAGGAAACTTAGATTTCCGTCTTGCCATCGGCTTCTCCTTCAATAAGGGCGTCTACTATATTCTTTACGGTCGAAGCATACCACTTTCTATTGTTCTGTGTAGGTATACCATCTGCATTTAATCCGTCGGCTATCTTGCCAAAACTCTTCCCAGCGGCCCTCTCAGCCACGATTCTTTCCTTGATTTCGGGTAAAGTGCGATTTTTCGGCCCCATATCTACCCCCCAAACTATGCCACGGTCTCTACGGTCCTTGTGGACGTCTTTTTGTCTCGCGGCGATAATTCCACGCTCCATTTCGGCCAAAGCACTCATTACAGTCACAACGAAGCGTCCTTGGTAGGTCGAAGTGTCCAGATTTAGGTCCAGCATGATCAGACGCCAACCTCTTTTGTTTGCTCGGTCCACAATGTCCAAGAAGTCAGTAGTTGACCTAGCAAGTCGGTCGATTCGTGTAACAATAAGGGCGTTTGCTTCGCCGGACTCTAATCTAGTAAGGGCGTCTGTTAATACTGGTCGACCCTTGATGCTCTTCCCCGAGCGACCCTCCTCCCTAATTACTTCCCAATCGATGAACCCATGGAACTCGGCGGCGGTAATTAGGGTTCGCTCCTGAACATCCAACGAAACTCCATCATTTACTTGAAGTTGCGTCGAGACTCGGGCATACAGTAGGGCTTTACCAGGGTTAGGGGCGTCCATTATTTCGCATTCTTGATAGATTCTTTTAGGTCTTCGATTGGAAGTAGGGCTTCCGCTGGTACGAAGAACGCATCGGGTCGATCATTCGGGTCTCGCGACCAGCGGTCGTTCTTGGCAGCGGCTCCGAGAATGTAGCCTCGCACCCAGTAGTCGGGGGCAGTCCCCGTCACCAAGATGTAGAAGTCTTCGGATGGATCGACAGGTCGAACGATAAGGCTGTAGTTGTGGCTGATGGTCGAGCGGATCTGTAGGTTCTTACCAAGGTCTGGTGTCTTGAACCCGTCCATCCCTCCACCCCAGTGAATGTCCAATGCTTTAGCAACTGCCAGTTCTGCAGCAGAGCCTTCCATGTTTTCGTTCCAGCCAGGTCCGACCAGCCCGTGGCCGTCCATAGCTCCGCCGATCTTCGCATCAACCTGACGCTGAAGACCGACCTGAGAAGCCATAAGCATCTCATATTTGTTTAGAACAACACGCATTACCTCTCCTTTTGTATAAAGTTACGTTTTCTCTGTTTATATGGTACCACTTCTTATATAAATTTAACCACAGCTTTATATGACTTAGTTTTTTTAAAATCTATCACAGATGTTTTTTACTGTGCTTGCATACCAGGTTTTGCCTTGCTGCGTAGGTATATTAGAGTCATTTAGATAATTAGCTATAGCCCCATAACTTAATCCAGATGCTCTAAGACCTAATATCTTTTGCTTAAGTTCTTCAGGAGTTTTATCCTGAGGACCAATATCTTTTCCCCAGACTAGCCCCCTAGCTCTCAATAACTTATGCCTAGTTTTGGCAGCATCTTTCATCTTAGATTTAGATTCTTCGCTATGCAGGAATCCAAGAGTACCCTCCCCACCACTAGTCATATTTAGCAAATCATGACCCTGATCACGAAACTCTTTAATTTTTTGTACTTCCATGGAGCAACAATCTTCCCAGGAAATACCATGAGCCAAAGTAATACAGTTGATTATGTAACCATTTGACTGATGTTTACGTATCCATCGATAGATAGGCCAATCATATCCAACGTGGTTTTTATTTAGTGAATTTTCTAAATGCGATGCCAGTCGAACCGACGGATCGTTGTATCGGCTAATTCCAACATAGCGGATACTAGTGATTTCTCCACTGGAAACTAGAACATAAACAGAGCTCATATATTAAGTATATCACTTAACTTTATATCCTAAGTTTGTATAAGACTATTTTCCGAAACCCCTAGAAACAAAAAACCCGCCACCAAAGTGACGGGTCTAATGTAATAAAGGTCACTAGGTCCAACCCAGCCTTTGTCACAGCATCAGTGGCCACTTACCGCTGTCGACCTTTAGCTGACCACCTTGGATTCGAACCAAGAACCAAATCCTTAACAGGGATACGCTCTGCCGTTGAGCTAGTGGTCAAGAGAACCTGCACATGAACTTACGAACAGAGGTGCAGGTGTTTATCTTGCTTGCTACTTATCGACTCGCGGGTTAGTAGCCAACCTATGTATTGCTATTCTTTCTCGTATAAGACCTGAATTGAGTCGCGAGTCTCAAATCCGATGCTCACCCAGGCTCACGTCTCGGTACTAGCTCCCGCCTTATAGGCATCGGTCTTCGCGTGCATTGGTATTGCTTGGGGGTTGCGATGGGTCATGCGTCTGCTGCATGGTCCAGGCCAGAAGATCAATCTAACACGACCTCTCCCGTCGTGTCAAATCAAATCCGTGGAAATGCGGGGAATCGAACCCCGGTCCAATAACCGTTCAATCGTTCTTCTACAAGCTTAGGCAATTTATATTTCCAGGACCGAACTGCCACATCCTGTGGTGCTGGGGTTTAACGTCCACAGCATCGACGTACTACAAGTTGTCCTACTTATTTAGAACCTGACTGCCCAGCTAGAACTACTGCTTTGTCAGGGGCCTAACGGCGAATCCTAAGATTACGCGGCTAGAGCGAATGCAGAACAAGATTCAGCATTTATTTTATTTAGCGGTTTTACGAGACTCCGCCATCTCGGCTTGCTTCACCAACATCAAGATCACTGTCGAAACCAGTCATCCCCTTGTTTGTCACTATGGAATTGTGTATTTCTATATTAGCACAGTTTATACCGCTTTTAGCAAATCTTTTATGATCTGCAGAGTATCCTCTGGACTATCTACAGGATAGCAGTTTACGCCAGTTCGCACAACTGCATAGTCATTACCGCCAGGCTCCAGCCGATCACCGACAAAGAGAACATCATCAGGCAGTAAGTGGCAGCGTTTTACTAGCTCGTCAATACCATGAGCCTTATCAATCCCCACCTTTGTAATGTCAATGCTAGTAGACCCGCCAGAGTGAACATCAAACTCAAGAAGCAATGAAGCCAAGGTTCGACGGAAGCGATCTTTCTTGTCTCCGCTTTTATCCCATGCTTGCTTTAAATCAATAGGGGCGTCTTGCCCGAGTGCCGAGAAAGTAATCTGAGAACCACGATGTTCAATGACCTCGCCATAAGGGTCTTCTGGCCAATAACCCAGCAAACCAGCAGTAACGTGAATGGCACTAATGATCTTGCTGGACTCTTCTTCGGTTAAGTCTCTAGAGTAGACAACACGCCAACCGCCCATGTGACGTTTCAAGTACTGAGCACCACTGGTAGGCATGACATGGAGATTGCGAAGATTAGCCTTGGCAGGAAGTCGGTCGACAACCTGAGACATAATCTGCTTTCTGGTTCCACCGCTAATAATACAAACCTGAGTAATATCCAACAGGCTCTTCAGAGCTTCTGCCATGTTATTGGAAATAGGACCCTTGCTTGGTGCAAGAGTCCCATCCAAATCAAAAGCAACTAGTTTGATTCCCATTAGTCTTTCTTGGTAACTAGACGACGCTTGATTGCATCAAAAATCTTCGGACGCTTTTTATTTGCCTTTTTCTTCGAGCTCAGCCGATCATCGTTAGAGCTTTTGGATGGCTGAGAGCCTCCACCTTTACCTTTTGCCATTAGTTCTCCTCAATTTCAATTCCGCGATTGGTCGCACGCCACACACTAGGGGCATGGTTAGATTCTACATCTTTTTTGTGAGCCTCGTCATCATATAAACGGATAACGTGGATGCAGGGATCTCCTTCGGAGAACTCCTCATCTTCAGCTTCGCTGAGAGGCAGTCCATCATGCGTGTAGCACACAGCAGGGCCAGCCCAGCTGTTTTCAATACCGATGCGAAGCCATTCTTCAAAATCCATGTTGTCTCCTACTGTATTGTCTGGCCTGGCTGCCTGAACCCTAAACAGGCAACCAGCCAGACCGGTTATTTCTAACCCCATACGACGATTTGTATGTTTTTATTTGCTGCGGGATTGCAACAAGAACAGAGTATCAAAGAACTTTTTAAAATGCAACAAATCCCCCAAATTTCTTTGAGGGATCTGTTGGTATTTAATTATTAGAAGTTTGACTCTTCAGTTGTTGTCTTCTTCTTGCTGTCAGCAAGTGCAGCTTCAGCAGAGGACGCGAAGGCAATATTGATTTCGTCCTTGTCAAGAACACCGTCTACAACGTAGGCACGTGCTAGAGACTCAGCAACTTCCATGATACCAACGAAAGCAGCGATAAGTGCGGACTGCCACAACTCAACGCCACCGAGTGAGCCAGCGGCTAGAACACCGCTGACCTTGAGGATTACCAAAGCGACTGTACGCTTTAGAATCATTTTGATGATTTCCATTTTTTCTCCCGGGAGACTAGTAGGTTTAATGACCCTCTCTCCCAAGAGCTACTTCAATTTTACCGCATTTTACTTGCCGCGATTGGCTCTACGAATCGCCTTGCCTCGTAACACCCTGCGGTCATATTCAGTCGTGCCGCCCCAAATACCCTGAATAGTGTAGTCACTTAGGGCGTAGTTTAGGCACTCAGTGATTAGCGGACAAGAGTTGCAGACGGCTCTGGCAGCTTTAGCATTGTAGTAACTGGTGTGCGTAGTGTATCTACCAGTTCTTGGATTGAAGGTTTCAGAAACATCTTCCGAAAAAAACATTTCTGGATCAGTTTCAGCACAGGGTGGAGCTTCGTCCTCGATAAACTTTGGATAGCTGATGCTCATCGAGTCAAGTTCCATTAGGCTATTCCTTTTTTATCGCCAGGTATTATTTCCAGTGCTGTACCCAGTCCCATTAAAATTAATAGGCGGAGCGGTAAACACTCGTTTTAACTCTAGTCCACAGCCTTCTTCTTTGCAAATCGAGACCGTATCTTCAGCAGAAATGCTACGCACTTCCAGGTAGACGTGGCCCTCGGCACACTTATATTCGTAGGTAGGCATGTCTAAAGTCTACTAGAAGTCCCAGTCGTCGTCTGTGGTGGCTTCATGCTTTCCCATAACATACGAGGAGCCTGACCCCGAGAAGAAGTCGTGGTTCTCGTCGCCGTTAGGAGATAGAGCAGACATAATGGCTGCGTTGACGTCACAGTCGTCCTTCGGGAACAGTGCTTCGAAGCCAAGGTTCATCAGGGCTTTGTTGGCGTTGTAGTGAAGGAACTTCTTAACGTCTGAGGTTAGACCGACGGTGTCATACAAGTCAGCAGTGTATTTAATTTCGTTCTCGTAAAGCTCCATAAGAAGGTCGTAGGTATAAGCCCGCAACTCTTCCTGACGCTCTGGAGTCTGGTTACGGAATTCAATTTGGAACTTGTAGCCAATGTAGTAACCGTGGATGGCTTCGTCGCGGATGATCAGACGAATTAGGTCGGCAGTGTTGCTCAGCTTCGCACGGCTTGATAGGTAGATAGGCCAGTAGAACCCAGAGTAGAACAAGAACGACTCAAGCAACGTCGAGGCGACCTTACGCTTCAGTGGATCATCTCCGTTATAGTAACCGAGCACGATGTCGGCCTTCTTCTGAAGGTAGAGGTTCTCTTCCGACCACTGAAACGCAGCGTCAATTTCCTGAGTAGAGCACAATGTCGAGAAGATAGAAGAATAACTCTTCGCGTGAACCGACTCCATAAACGAGATGTTTGTGAGAACTGCTTCCTCGTGCTGAGTGAGCGAATCTGGAATAAGGCTGACCGCACCAACAGTTCCCTGAATGGTGTCAAGCATAGTCAGACCAGTGAACACACGCTGAGTCAGCAGCTGCTCGTTAGGTTTTAGGCTTGCCCAGGCAGGGATGTCGTTGCTGATTGGTACTTTCTCAGGTAGCCAGAAGTTAGCCGTCAAGCGGTTCCACACGTCTAAGTCGATTGGATCTTCGATTTTGTTCCAGTTAACTGGGCGAGTGATTTTCATGGCTGTACCTTTTCTTTTTGGTTGTTCAAATTTATTTAGTTTTTCAGTTACGAAAGAAACATCTTCAGGAGTGCCAAAGACTTCTACTCGTGCTAGTAGTGGTATCTGTAGTTTTGCCGAGATAACCTCAGCAGCCCTACAATAATGCTCACCAAAGTTTGTGTTCCCTAGCCCAACCACTCCCCTAGCAAGAGCCCGATTTTCTGGGTCGTTTAGAAACTCAACTACCTGCCTGGGAACCGCTCTGCCTTCGGCACCCCCACCGTAGGTGGGGACAAACAGAACATATTCTTTATTAGCAATTAGAGGATTTCCCTCTATTTTGATAGGAATTTGATGAGCCGCAAAAGGTAGTTTTTCTACAAATCGCTTGGTATTGCCAGAGTAGTTAGAGAAATAGACAATCTCTAACACGGGACTAGGCGACGAGAAGTTTTAGTTTGTCTAGTTTGAACCCAGCCCACTTGCTTTCGCCAGCAATAACTACTGGAGCAGCCGAAAACCCTAGACCTAGAACCATGTCCAAAGACTTTTGGTCCTGAGAGAGGTCTACAACCTTATACTCAATCTCATTTTTGTCCAAGAACTTCTTTGTCATATCGCACTGGACACAGCTTGGGTTGGTATAAACAGTAACCATTTGGGGGAGAGATTCCTAACTAGATAGAGAGAACTCCTGCGAAGAATCGATTTAATCGAGCCACAGGAGCGGACGTTATACCAGTATAACTGAAATAACGAAATGCGATTTTACTCACTAAAGAAGAATACAGCGTCAACGATCTCTTGGCAAATCGGACAAATCTTTAGTCGCTCAGGGTTACGGGTAGGGATGAAAACTATGCCGCACAGGGCAGTAACAGGTGTGCCCATGACGTAGCCCTCGGTAGCACTAGCGGCATCCGTATAGTGGGCTAACGGTTCATCCTCTTTAGACTCAATATCTACGTCGGGTTTTTCTAAAACGTCGGTACTCATTTGACTGCTTTCAACATCGCAATAACTGCGTCTAGTTTAATTTTACCAAGATATGCGGCAACGTCTTTGTAGCCATATGAGACGATAACGTCATCTTCCGACAAAACCAACCCAGCGGCAAACTCGACGTTAGCTCCCTGAAACGAGAATGGATCGGACACTTCTAATAGTTTTCCTGTTTTGTCATACGAGGCAAATCTGTGCATATATGTACGAATCACTTTATCTCGATAGCCGAAAATACGCTGAGTGTATACTTTCTCCGTTTTAATAATTGCTTCATGAGTGATTGCTAAATACTTATCTCCAATATCCCATAGGCAACTACCGCCCCTGATATTGTTTCCAGCTTCTTCCGTGGCTTCGCGTAGTCTGACTTTTCCAGAACCTACGTTATAAACAGAAGTCGCACTGTATATAAAATCAAAGTTTGGATTCTTTTCGTAGGTTGGCATCCAGTTTTTCTCTATCGGCTGAATGTCACCCTCGGTGTGTATCTTTACTAGTGTCGCTTTAGTGCCGTTGATTTTATAGGTGGCAAGTCTAGGAATGTCATTCGTTATATGCGGCTCCCTCATTACGGAGAGAATCTCCCAGCCGCCGTCTCTCCAATAGAGGCGTCCATCTTCAGGTCCGCGTAGGTAGTTACCGACTCCAGAAAAGTCTATTTCACGTAGTGAATCCGGAGCCAACTTCCAATCAGAAGTCAGGTTTCCAAGAAACATTCTATTTTTTACCGTTGTTCCAATGGTGGCTACGGTATCGCCAGTCTTCGGGTCAAAGAAGTAGTTGCTGGCACGAATTAGAACTACGGAACCCTCCGTCGGGGAGTAGGCCACGGAGGGGTTGAAAGCCGACCAACGTTTGTCGGACTCGTCTACAAAGCGGCAGATACGCCAAGTTTCTCCCCCTAAATCAGTGAAAAGTGGCGTTGTCATCCTTCAAGTATACCAACTGACTTGACCGTAAATAAGGTAAAATTAAAGGTGCGGATACTATTATCTAGAGGATCTCCCTATGACATGCATTGCCGGAACTTACAACATCACCTGTGACCAAGGTGCTACCTTTTCTCGTAGTATCACCTGGACCGATTCCGCACGTAATCCATACAATATCACTGGATACACAGCTCGAATGCATGTTCGTGAAACTGCAGACGCAGCAAACACCATTACAACTTTGACAACCTCAAACTCAAGAATCGCACTTGGCGGCACTGCCGGAACAATTACCCTAACTATTGCTGCTACCGACACTGCAAATCTCACTCCAGGTTTATATGTATATGACCTAGAACTCGTCTCCGGGGCTGGTGTTGTAAGTCGAATAATTGAAGGAAACTTCAAGGTTAAGGCCGAGGTAACTCGATAAATGGCAGTCGATTTCGGAGACAACCCGAATAAAGTTTCGGTTAACCCATATGACCTGAACAAGGTAATTGTTCAGGAAGAGCCAAACCATATCGAAATCGGTATTGGAGGTCCTCAGGGTGCTCCAGGTATCCAAGGTGTCCAAGGTCTACTAGGTATTCAAGGATCCGCAGGCTTTGTTGGGTCTAATGGTGCACAAGGAACTCAGGGAGTTCAGGGCCCCCAGGGAACTACAGGTATCCAAGGTCTAACTGGTATCCAAGGTTTTGGATATGCACAGCTACAAGGAACAACAGGTACGCAAGGTACTCAAGGTCTTTCTGTTCAGGGGATTCAAGGTAGTCAAGGTACGACAGGTATTCAAGGTGCAGTAGGTACACAGGGGGCAACAGGCACTCAAGGTGTTCAAGGTCGTCAAGGTACGACAGGTATTCAAGGTGCCACCGGAACTCAGGGAGTACAAGGTATTCAGGGCACTACTGGTTCCCAAGGTATAACTGGAGTACAAGGTACCACCGGTACTCAAGGCTTTTTGGGGACTCAAGGCACCACCGGTACTCAAGGTGTTCAAGGCACTCAGGGAATACAGGGGACTCAAGGTACACAAGGTACGCAGGGTGTTCAGGGTGTACAAGGTACGCAGGGTGTTCAGGGTTTAGTTGGCATACAAGGCATCCAAGGAGTACAAGGTACTCAAGGGGTACAGGGTACTCAAGGCACTCAAGGAATAGTTGGAAACACCGGACCTCAAGGTGTAAGCATTAATTTTGCTGGTAGCGTTACCGACTACACCGCACTCAACGCCATTACCGGGCAGCAAGTTAATGATGCCTACATCGTGGACTTTGACGGAAATCTGTGGGTTTGGGATGGTAGCAGCTGGAATGACGCTGGTCAGATCGTTGGGCCTCAGGGTGCTCAGGGAACTCAAGGTACATTAGGTCTTCAGGGCATTCAAGGACCTAATGGTTCCCAAGGTGTGACGGGTATTCAAGGCCTCACTGGTATTCAAGGAAGTGTTGGAAATCAAGGCACTACTGGTGTCCAAGGAATCACAGGCATCCAAGGTGTTACAGGGACACAAGGAATCACAGGCATCCAAGGAACAACAGGTTCTCAGGGCATCACAGGGGCACAGGGTACAACAGGTGCCCAAGGTATTGTAGGTATTCAAGGCAATACTGGAACCCAAGGAGCTACAGGTTCGCAAGGAACTCAGGGTGCTACTGGACAGACAGGTCTACAAGGACATGAAGGTGCACAAGGTGCCACTGGTCTGACTGGAGCTCAGGGGACAACAGGTTTACAAGGTACAACAGGTACTCAGGGGGCAACAGGTCAGACTGGTCTACAAGGAGTTCAAGGAGTTCAAGGCACGACTGGCATCCAGGGTGCTACAGGAACTCAAGGAACTAATGGTACTCAAGGCACAACAGGGTCTCAAGGAACAACAGGAGAAATTGGTGCTCAGGGAACCACAGGAACTCAGGGTGTTGAAGGTCTACAAGGAGCCACCGGTGCTCAAGGTTTTACTGGCATTCAAGGAATTACAGGCTCTCAAGGAACAACCGGCCTTCAAGGTGTAGTTGGATCTCAGGGTCTAGTTGGTATCCAGGGACAAATCGGGTCACAGGGTCTTACAGGTATTCAAGGTTCTGTGGGATCTCAAGGTACGCAGGGCGTTCAGGGAATTAAGGGTGATCAGGGCATCCAGGGATCGACGGGAGCACAAGGCTTCCAGGGCGAGCAGGGTGTAGTCGGCTCTCAAGGTACAACCGGAGAGCAAGGCATCCAGGGAGTTCAAGGAGTAACTGGACTTCAGGGTCTAGTTGGAAACCAAGGACTCACTGGATCACAAGGAACGATCGGTGCTACAGGTGCTCAAGGAACACAAGGAACCACCGGAAACACGGGAGCCCAAGGTCTAACCGGTCTACAGGGCGTTACAGGTTCTCAGGGTATCCAGGGTCTACAAGGTGTGGTTGGCTCACAGGGTACAACCGGTCAGACCGGTCTTCAGGGACTAGTTGGATTCCAAGGTACGCAAGGTATCTCAATTCAAGGTCTTCAGGGTGTAGACGGA